GTTTAGTCATGCTAATAGGTTATAAAGGAATCAATGCAATTAAAGGTAGGACGGGAATAACTCAACCAATTGTAATATCACAAGTTAGGAATGCCGTTTCAGATAAGAATATATTACATAAGGAAACTGTGGTAAGTAAATTTAACTCAATGCAAAAGATTCAAGTAATACAAACTAGCGTAAGTCAATCTGTTACAATAAATAATGGATATACAAATAATTTCTTTAAGAATGATAAGGTAATTGGATTTACTGGACTAGGGTCTTATAATTTAGATTTGAGTAAGATAGGTGAGAATAACATTACAATAGACAATAATAACAAAACTATTAAATTATTTATATCTAAACCCACTGTAGAAATAGAATTACTAGAAAATAAAACTACATTTCAAGATGATAAAGGATATTTTGCATTCAACGATATGAAGATGACTCCAGAAGAATATGAAACTATGAAATATCAAGTGAAATCACAGATGACTGAAAAGCTCAACGGTTCAGAATATGATAGTATTGTTAAAATAAAAACCAAAGAAAGCCTAGAAAATATTCTAAATAAACTTACTGATAATAATTATACTGTTACTATAATTTTTGGTAACTAATATTTTTTAATGGATCTTTAATAAATACATATATCATAATAATATAAAAATAATAAATTAAAAAGGGGTATAAAAATGTTAAAAAATATAAAAATGTTATTAATAAAATTAGGTCTAGTATTGGTAATAACTTTTAGTATATTCTTAGGTGGAAAAGCAGGCAATGTAGGCAAGGTGGCTTATGCGACTAGTAATGGCAAAGGAGTATATAGTACAGTTCAACAGCAGAAGCAAATGAGTGATTTAAAGGATGTTAAAGATGTATTGAATAATCTTAATGGTACAACAGAAAGTGGGATTAAGAAAGGCAGCAAAGGCAAAGTTTTAATCTATAGTAGTCATAGCAACGAGAAATACATAAATGGTAGTATAGATTTAATAGGGGATGACTTAGCTAAGAAATTAACCAAAAAAGGATTTTCTGTAGAGCATGACATAACCGATTATGCCGAAATTCAAGGGTATAATCGCAGTTATTATAGTTCAGGCGATATGTTAAAATCTAAAAATTTAAGTGAATATGTGTTAATAATTGATTTGCACTGTGACTCGTCTAGTAAACCTGTTTCAACACAAGTGAAAGGAAACGAGGTGGCAAGGCTTATGTTTCCAAACGTATCATTAAATCCTAATCTCAAAACAGAAACAAATTTAGTAAACAAAATTAAAAAAGGTTTAGACGCATTTGGAGGCAAAATATATCGAGACAATGTAACACATTATCGAACTGGGATTGCTATGTATAATCTTCAGAGAAGTCCTAACATGATGTTAATGGAAGTCGGATGCGACAAAAACGATAGTACATCGTGTTTCCGTGCAAATACATATTTTTCGAGTGCAGTAGCAGAAGCATTAAAATAGTAATACATATAAAAATAATACATAATATTTACATAAAGTTCTTGTAATTTTTTAGTAAGTATGTTAATATAATAATATAAAGTAATCTTTAACAAATATACTGCTTTCATAAACCATTGTAGCATATTTGTTAAAACTAAAACTAAAAGATTAAAATAATACATAAAAAGGAGTGTTAATAATGAGAAAATATAATAACTTTGAGGAAATCCAAACTAATAACGAAGTAAGATTTTGTGGAGCGAATGAATGGTGGGGATTAAGAGGAATTGTTGAAAATATTAATACAAATGAGAAGAGAGCTGAAGTATTTAGTATGGAGCATCCTGATACAAGATATATTATTAGAGAAGATAATCTTGGAGATATTGAATTAATTGAAGGGTAATTGGATTTAAAATACATATATAATGAAATAATATAAATAATAGTTGCAATTTTGGGAGAGATGGCATATACTGTGAATATAAGATAACAATAATATAAAACGCACTTATAGAAAGGAATGTAATAATGAAGAAAATTAACTATATAAATATTAAAGAATATATAGAAGGTGAATCTGGCAATGAATGTGTTGTCATTACCAATGAAAAAGAATTTGAATTACAGAAAAAAGAACAAAACAAAAGTAATTCAGCTACTAAATTAAAAATACAATGCAAATGTGGGAATGAATTTATAACATTCTTTACCAATTTTAAATCTGCAAATAAAAAACAATGTGACGAATGTGGAAAAAATAATTGGAAAGAAAAGTATTCAATACCGTATCTAAAGATAAAAGAATATATAGAAGGTAAAGATGGAAATGGTTGTGAATTAATTACTACAGAAGACGAATATACAGATACTAATGATAAGCTAATTTTAAGATGTGATTGCGGTAATGAATTTAAAACAAAGTTTGGTAACTTTAAATCTAAAAATAAAAAACAATGCAATATTTGTGGGATAGGAATAAGAGCAAATAAGAAAAATAAAACGAATGAACAGTTTATAAAAGAAGTTCATGAACTGTCAGGTGATGAATATATCGTATTAGGACAATATATAAATGCAAGAGAAAAAATAAAAATACAACATAACAAATGTAAAAATTCTTGGGATATACTACCGAATAGTCTTTTATCTGGGATAGGTTGTCCGTATTGTGGCGGTACAATGCAAAAAACACATGAAATATTTAAAAAAGAAGTATATGATATAGTTGGAGATGAATACACTGTTCTGACGAATTATATTAACACTAATAAAAAAATTCAATTACGACATAATTATAATGGTTGTAATAATTATGTATGGAACGCTACACCTCATAGTTTTTTAGCAGGTAGTAGATGCCCTAAATGTTGTGGAACTGCAAAACTAACTAATGATGAATTTGTTTTAAGAATACGTAATTTAGTTGGAGACGAATATACTCCTTTAAATCAGTACAAAGCTACTAATAAAAAGATAATGTTCAAACATAATAGTGATAAGTGTAATAATTATGAGTGGGGTATTACTCCAGCAGATTTTTATAATGGTAAAAGATGTCCTAAATGTGCAGGAAACGCTAGGAAAACAACTAATATATTTAAACAAGAGGTATCTAATTTGGTTAAAGATGAATACGATGTATTGGGCGAATATGTAAATGATGGTACAAAAATATTAATGTCTCATAAAAAATGTGGTAATAAATATTTAGCAATTCCAAGTTCATTCCTACAAGGTAGGCGTTGCCCTATATGCAATGAATCAAAAGGTGAACAAAAGATAAGGCATTTACTAGAAGAAACTAATATAAGTTTCATTACACAATATATGTTTGATGACTTAAAAGATAAGGATTTTCTAAGATTTGATTTCGCAGTATATGAAGATAAAGAAACAAATATATTGCAATATTTATTAGAATACGATGGAGAATTTCATTACAATCCTATTAAAATGTATAAAAATGAACCTGATAATACGACTAAAGAAAGACTAATAAAACAGCAATATCACGATAGATTAAAAAATGAATATTGCGAAGTAAATAATATAAAATTAGTTAGAATTCCTTATTGGGAATTTGATAAAATAGAACAAATATTAATAAATAATTGCTAATAAAAATAAGAAACTAAAGATAACTTACATATAATAAAATAATACATAATTAATATAAGGAGAATGATATAATGGAAATACAAAATAATACCTATACAAACGATTCGATACAATCTTATGATGATGAAATTGAAGCAATTAGACAGAAACCTGCATCAATTGGAGTAGAGAACCATAATCATTTATTTGTAGAGATATTAGCGAATTCTATTGATGAAGCTAGAGAAGGGCATGGAACAATTATAGAAGTAACTAAGAATATAGATTTGAGCATGACTATAAGGGATTTTGGGAGAGGTATCCCTTTGGGTAAAGACAGTAATGGGGAGTATGTATATAGTAAAGTCTTATCAAAGCTATGGTCTGGTGGTAAAATGGATAACAACGATAATAGTGTAGGATATCAATATTCATTAGGTGTTAATGGGCTGGGAGCAAAAGCAACTAACTTTTGTTCTGATATATTCCAATGCACATCATTTAGAGATGGAAGAGAATATTTTGTAGAATATAAAAAAGGAAGATTACAAGGTGAAATAAGCGATAAAAAATCTAATTATGAAAATACAGGTACGATTACAACATGGCTACCATCTAAAGATGTTTTTAGAACTGGGAACGATACAGATGTAGAATTTGTAAAAACTATGTTAAAACAACAAGCAATAGTGAATAAAGGGTTAAGATTTACATTTCATAATGAAATTAACGGAGAAGATGCTGAATTCTATTATGAAAATGGAGTCATAGATTTTATAACAGAATATGGCGAAGGTAATAATTTAACAGATATTAAATATTTAACTACTGAAACCGAAGGTGTTGATGCTAATAGTTCAACAAATAAGCCATATAAAATTAAATGTAATATAGCTTTTACTTTTAATAATATAAAACAATTGATTGACTTCTATCATAATGGCTCTTATTTGTCAAATGGAGGAACACCTGAAGACTTTATAAAAAATGGTTTTATATATTCTATAGATAAATATTTAAATTCCAATAAAATATATGAGAAAAATGATAAAAAAATAAAATATGATGATTTAAAAGATAGTTTAATTATTATAAGCGATACGTATTCAACAATCTCTTTATATACAGACCAAGCTAAAAAGAAAATAGACTCAGATTTAATGAAAAGACATATGACACAATATATAAAAGAGCAATTAGAAATATATTTCACTGAAAACCCTTTAGTGGCTAAAACTATATGTACTACTATTTTGAATAATGGTAGAGCTAATTCAAAAGCAGACGAAGCAAAACAAAATGTTAGAAAGAAACTACAACAACTTACTGGTGGAAAAGTTAAGATTGACGGATTAACAGATTGTGATATGAGAAAAAGCAAAGTAGAAGACAGATGGTTATTAGTTGTTGAAGGAAAATCTCCCAAAGCTACCGTTGTCGAAGCATATGATAATAAATGTATGGGTGCTTTAGGATTAAGAGGTAGATTTATATCTTGTTTAAAGAAAAGTGTGAATGAAGTACTAAATAATTCACCTGCGTATACTTTTATAAAAGCTCTAGGATGTGGAATAGAGATACCTCCTGAAGAACGTAAACATTTTAAAGAGATTAAATCGTATAATGAAGAAAATTTGCGTTATGGAAATATTGGAATACTAACTGACGCTGATTGCTGGGGTTCTGGAATCCGACTAGCGTTACTGACTTTCATTTTCAAATATCTACCTACACTATTAAAAGAAAATAGAGTTTATATAATAATATCCCCTAGATATGAAATAAAAATGAAAAGTGGAGAAATGGTTTATGCTTACAATGAGAGAGAAAAAGTAGACTTAATGAAAACTATTAAAGAAGAGGATATATACAATATAGGCATTGTCAAAGGATTAGGCGAAATTAATAAAGAAGATTTTTGGGATAAGGTTTTATGTCCTGAAGCTAGAGAAAAAACATTTATACAGGTAGATTACAATAATATAGATGAGGTTGTTAGTAAATATTTCGATGATTATATGGGCGAAGACACTCAGCCAAGAAAAGAATTTGTAAAAGAATTTATAACCAACGTAAATTTAGAAGAAATTAATTAAGAAAGAAGGTATAAACATGATAAAAGGAATTATAGAGGTTTTGCAAACAGAAATGCTAGATTTTACAGCACCAGTATTAATAAATAATCTCCCTTCAATCGACGGTCTCTTATGTTCTCAAAGACAAGTTATATGGGGTATGAAAAAAGCAGGAATGACAAGCGATAAGCAATTTTACAAGATGCTAAAAGCAAGTGGTCGAATTTTTGATTATTATATTCTAGGAGATATGCCTTTATGTGGCGTAATGAAAAATATGGGAAACAATTATATTTTAAACAAATATCTAATGCCAAAGGGAAGTTTTGGTAACAAAAATTTAAGAGATGGTTCGGGTTCAGCTCCGAGATATATTGAATGTAAACTAGATAAATATTCTGAATATATGCTAGAGGGAATAAATAAAAATGCTGTTACAATGAAAAAAAATTATGACGCAACAGAACAAGAGCCAATCATATTATCTTCTAAAATACCTAATATATTAACAAACTGTAGAATGAGTATTTCTGTTTCGGAATCTAATAAGATGCCATCCCATAATATGAACGATACTTGTGATAGCCTAATACATTATTTGAAAACTAATGATATAGATAAATCAATTGATATCATTAAAACTCCTGACCTACCAAGCGGAGGTTCAATAATTTACAATAAATCAACTTTTGATGGCATTTATAAAACAGGAAGAGGCTCTTTTATAAATATAGGTAAGTATAGGTACGATAAAAAAACCAATACCATCACTATTTATGAAATACCATACACGACATATATAGAAAATATTGAAGATGAATTAGAAAAAAATATTGATAAATTTTCTAAAGAATTAGTTGATTACCATAATGGCTCTGACAGAGAAGGTTTAAAATTAGAACTATACTTAAAGAAAAATGTTGATGTTAATATTGTTATACAAAAACTAAGAAAATTTACATCTTATGAATCCAAATTCTCTTGTAATTTCACGATATTGGAATTAGATGGCAAAACTCCTAAATTAATGTCTTTACAGAATATATATGATACTTGGAGGCAACACAGGAATAATTGCATTAAAAATGAAACTCAGTTTGACATAGATAAGAATACAGAAGAGTTAAATAAGCTATATGGACTAAAAATAATAAATGAAGATTTAGATAAAGCAATACAAATTATACGTTCATCAAAAACTGAAACTATAGCATCAAATAATTTGATAAATTATTTTAAATTAAATAAAAAACAAGGTGACTATATAGCAACTATTAGACTACTCAATATAAACGAAGAATGGATGCTAAATAAATTAGCAAATATTAATAAACTTGAACAAAAAAATATTGAACTAAATATATTTTATAATTCTGAGGAAGCCATTAAAAAAGAGATAATATCTCAACTTATAGAAGTTAAAGAGAAATTTGGTAAAGAAAGATTAACAGAGATAATTTATGACGATGAAGATATTATGATTGAAAAATCAGACTTAGTAGAAGATTATAACCCTACAATAGTATTAACTACTAAATATATTAAGAAAACTCGTAAATATTCAGACACTCAGAAATTAACAGAGGATGATTCAGTATTACAAATGATACAATGTAATAACAAGGATTCTCTACTTCTTATTACAAATCAAGGACGATTATTAATACGAAATCCATATGATTTACAAGATTGTTTGCCTTCAGAATTTGGAACATTTATGGCAACATGGTTAGGTGAATATTTACAAAAAGATGAGAAAGTGATATATATACATGCAACTAAGGATTGGTCAGAGAATTTATATTGCGTATTCCAAAATGGAAATGTCAGTAAAATGAGTTTAACTAAATCTAAACCAGTACAAAATCGTCAAGTTGCTATTGATAAAATATACAATACAGATAGTCCTTTAGTGTCTATAACAGTATCTAAACAAGACATTGATATATTACTTGTAACTCAAAGTGGTCATGGCTTAATAATCAACACAGAGCCTATGACAACTGTTAAAAATAAAAATGGGCTTGGGATAGCAGGAATTAAATTAGATATTAAAAATATGAAAAATGATAAGGTTATAGGAGTTTTAATGAATGTAACTATAGAGGATTCTATTACATTAAAGACTTCTAAAGGCAAAGAATTATATACTGTACTAAATGATATAAGCCCTGATAAGAATAAAAGTTTATACGATTATATCAGTGGAAATAGAGCAGGGTTAGGAAATTTCATAATCAATACGAGAGCAACTAAGGATAAAATAATAGAATTTAACTTAAACAAATAATACAATAATATAAAATATATAAAAGGAGATATACAAAATGATAATTAAAACAACCAAATCAAAACCATCCTCTACAAATAAGATAATAATAACTTCTCTACTATTAGCAATAGGTGTAATTTTGCATCAGATTACACCTCCTATTTTCCTAGGAATGCGACCAGATTTATTGTTAGTATTCATGATTCTATCAATTATATTAAATAAGGATTTGAAAATTTCATTTATAACTGGAATAGTGGCTGGAGTGTTAGGAGCTTTAGTTACAGCATTTCCAGGAGGTCAGCTTCCTAACATTATAGATAAGATAATAACTTCAATTGTTGTATTTGGATTATATAAGAGTTTTAGCAAATGTAAGAATAATAATGTAAATGTTAATGTTAAGAATATTATTAATTCACCACTTAAATTAGCAAGTATTTATTTTATAGGAACTCTAATAAGTGGTAGTATATTTCTAGTTTCAGCTCTTATATTATTTGGATTACCTGCATCATTCTTGGTTTTATTTTCAACAATAGTAATTCCTACTGCTGTGATAAATTGTGTAATAGGATTCTTTATACATAAGATGATTATAGGGAATAAAGTTCTTAGAGATAAATTTAATGGGTAGGGATTAGATAAATATTAAAACATAATGATTTAAATACATATATAAATTAAAAAATAATAATATAAATTAAAAGGAGAAATGTAAAAATGATAAAAATATTAAGCTTTACTCAAAATCCATTAACTATAATAGGTGTCAATGCTTCAGTATGTTATAACACTCCAATAAAAGATGACGCTCATGCAAATAGGATAGCTAAACATTGTATAAACTCACAACACGGCAGAAATTTAGAATTTGCTGATTTAACAATAGAATGTAGTGGATACTCAGCAAGGATGGTTAGAGAACTCTTTAGGCATGTTGTAGGTACATCATTCTTACAATCATCAACAAGATATATAACTTATAGTGATTTTGAATATATTATTCCTAAAAATATAACTGACGAGGCTAAAGAAATATACATAGATACAATGAATAAAATACAAGAGAATTACAAGAAACTTAAAGATTTAGGTGTTGAAAATGATATTACAGGATATATTTTACCACTTGCTATGGATTCTACTTTTATAGTGAAAATAAATGCAAGGTCATTAGAAAACATGGCAAATCAGAGATTATGTAATCGTGCTTTGGAGGAGTATAGAGACTTTATGAAAGATTTTAAATTCGAGATATGTAAATTAGACGAAGAATGGAAATGGATTAGTAATAATTTATTAGTTCCTAAATGCGTAAAGTGTGGTTATTGTACAGAAGGAAAAGCAATGGGATGTGGATTATATGAAACTAAAAAAACTGTATTAGAAAATGCTAAAAAATATAAAGAATTGAGTAAATAATAATATAAAAGTAAAAAACAAAAAAATAAGCAATACAATCCCAAAGGTGAAATTAATCACTAGGGTTGCATTGCTTATAAGTATAATAAAATTTATAATAAATTATAAAAGGGAGTTAATGGAAATATGAATAAAAATATCAATATAAGTTGGTTAAAATCTGAATTGGAAGATAAAACATTTGTAAGAATGAGGAGGAGACATTATGCTTAAATCAGCTTATCTATATCAAGAAGAAATTCAAATAGAATACGAGAAGATTAAATTTGATGAAAAGTATAAATATTATTTCGTTCATAGTTATAGAAATGAAAAATTCAAATTAATGCAAGGAAATAAAGATTGGGACGGAATTGAATTTGTGAGTGTAAAAGATGGAGAAGTTATTGGATATTTGATGGCTACAATTGATAAGGATTGGAACGTAGCCACAGGATTGAGGATAATAAACTTCAAAAATAAGGGAAATATAACTTTTGCAAGTGATTTATATAAATTTTTAGAAAGTTTATTTGTAAAATATGAAGTTCGTAAATTACAATTTCAATGTATTTGTGGAAATCCAATAGAGGGAATGTATATCAAATATTGTGAAAGATATGGTGGTAATATTGTGGGGACTTTCCATGACGCTATACTGTTGGACGATGGGAAAGTATATGATTATAAATTGTTTGAGGTTTTTAAAAAAGATTTTGATAGGATTAGTAGTTATAAAAAAGAGAGAAAGATTAGATTATAAAAAAGAAAAAAAGGACGATTACAAAAGCTTTTATCATACAGTTTCGTATGTAGCTTTTGTAATCGTCCTTAAATGATTCAAATCGTTATTGTTATGTATTATATTATTACAATTGTTTATTATTATGTTTATCTTTTGAAAATATAAAACAAACTACAGTTAATAAACTAAAACTAGAAAGAATCTCCCTAAACGCCACAGTCATGTCCATGTGATTAAATAGAATTTCTTCTACTATTAATAAACACTTTGCTGTTAATAATATAAAATATAATATAAATAATGTTTTTGGTTTAAGTTTATGCATATTATTTCACCTACCCTCGGTTTTATTTTTTAGTATAAATGTAATACATATTTTAATACAAAGGCAAGAACTGCAAGGAAAATTGTTGAAGAGCCTACAGTGATAATTGTCTTTGTTAACGTACTTGTATCTATTTGTGTTTTTTTTTCGCCTTCTTCAAATCGCTTAGTAAGACTAACTTGTTTGTCTTGATTTTCATCGACCTTTATTTCAAGAGTTTCTAATTTCCCTTTTAAAGTATCCATTGTCCCACTGACTCTATTTACACTTTCACCAATCCCACTTATAATTAAAGTTTGTTTTTCAGTTGCCTTTTCTTGCTTTTCTTCCCGTCTCAATTGTTCTTCATCCCGTCTTCGATTATCTGATTGCAGATTATCAATAAGCATTTGTACTTTATCTATTAAACGTCCGTTCTCATTTGTATCTGCCTTAGATTTTATTTGAGTAGTTTGTTGTTTTAAATCCTTGATTTCGTCTTCCATGTGCTTGAATTTTTCAAATATTAATGGATTGATTGGTTCTTCTGCCATTTTAAAAAAGCACTTCCTTCCCTATTTTATATTATTTTAGTATAATTCACATCCTTTAAGAGTCTATTTATCTTTTGTACGATTGATTTATATTAATTTCCCGTTAAGAAACATATTTATGTTATTTTATGCATAACAAATAATTCTTGAAATATACATGAATTATTAATTACCTCCTATTTATACTTTAACCCATTAATTTTTGAATTATAAACACAATAATTCCAGTTACACAACTTGAAATCATCATTAATAAGGGTACGGATAATCCACTTCTACCTTTGTTCTCAAATTTCTGTTCTTCTAATAATTTAACTCTATTTGGTAATTCTGCTGAAACACCATATAGACCTTTATTTTCATATTGAGTTTTTTCTAATGATGCTATTCTATCTCCCCATTGTTGTGATACTTGTTGTATTTGGGTATCAACCGTTAAAGCCTGCGCAGAAACGAGATTTCTCAGTGTTTCTGCACTAGCTGCTACTTGATTCGCCAGAACTAAAGCTTGTGCTGCTGCCTTTTCACTTGCAATTGCTACTGCTCCCGTATCAACTGCTCTTATAGCATCAATACGTTTTGCTTCTGCTTCAGTTAATCTATCAATGTAGTCAAAATGAATAGCCATCTGTTTTTCAAGATTTTTTACTTCAGATTGACGCATATCTTCCATTTTTTTCTCCGATGCTTCTACTAAAAGTCTTACATTTAGAGTTGGATCATTATATTCACTATTTCCTTCCATAGCGTTAATTCCTCCTTCTAATTTTTTATCACTATTACTATTGATATACATTTGTCTAATCCTTCCTTTTTTAATTTTAAATTATTATATTTTATTAAATTTTAAATTTATTTGACTTTTGTATACTATTATAGTAATATTATGTACATGTAGATATCGTTTTCCTAAAGAGGGTATCTATTTTATAATCACCGAAATTGGACACATGAAAATGTGTGTTCAATTTTTTATTATATTTTTCATATGTTTATTTCCTTTCTTAATTAGTATTTTATTGATAAAACACGGGTTTCATTCAATTATTATAAATCTCCCAAAGTTGTTTTCTCAACCTTCTTTATTCCATTTTCATCAAAATACTTACCTAATTTATCATCAATCTGTTGGTCATCATATATTTCTACCATTGCCACATTTGACCATCCCACAATCTCTTTTATTACAGAAGCTGGAATTCCAGAAGCTGATAAACCAGTTGTAAAATTATGTCTTAGACAATGAAAATAGAAATCTAAATTCAACAAACTAGAAAACTTCTCTGCCCAACTTGATAATGAACTTAATTTTAATGGTTGCCATCCTTCTTTTTTCTTTGCAACAAATAAATCATCAATTTCATCAGGTACTCCTAATCTTTTTCTTTCTTCCATCCACAAATCAAAATAAGGTTTTATTTTATTAACTAGCGAATACTTGAATAATAACTTTCCTTTTGAACTGCGACCTTTCGTTTTTATTTTTTCTGGAGTCTTATATAATGAACCATAAACGATATATTCATCCTTAAAATAAGATACTTTAAATCTCAATAATTCTGACTTTCGTGAACCTGATGCCCAAGCCAAAGCAAATGCACATGCTTTGGAAAATTGTTTAGTTTTAACTAATTCATCTAACAATATTTGAGCTTGTTCATCGGTTAAAATAGTTTTCTCTCTCACTGGTTCTATACATGGAGACGGAATTTTGTTGATTATATTACGATAATCTGGATATAAATCATCCATTATATTTTCAATGAAATTGCTCATGCTAGATAATGAGGCTTTTAATCTTCTTATTCTATTTGAACTCAAATTTAAAGTATTTAATAAATAATTTTGATATTTCATTATATCTCTCTTATTAAATTCTATGAAAAATTTATTCTTATTGTTTTCTAATCCCCAAATGTAGCAAATCCGAATATCGCTTGAATAGGAAGTAATTGTAGCATTCGATTTATCTGTACTTTGAAGGTATTCTTGAAACTCTTCCAAAAGTTCTTTATTCTCATTGCAGACATTATTCCAATTATCTATAGTAACTATGGTATTATAAACTGTTGTTCTTGCCATTCAATCTCCGTCCTTTCATTATGTATTAATTGGTTTATATTTATATCATTTTATTTATACTTTTGACAAATCATCATCCTCAATGTTATAATATATTTAACGTTACGTTTACTCAACGAACGTTTATATTCAAAGTTAATATTTCATAATATACAGTTATATAAAGAGGGAAGACCGAATAGAGTGCACTATTGTGGTCTTCCTTTTTTATAATTAATTATATTATTATAAATTATATTATTCTACACATCGCAGGTCAGCAATGCATACTCGTGTATTTTATATTGATAATCCGTAACAATATTGCCATTTATTTCATTGTGATGATTAGTGTTAGAAGTTGAGTATATACCACTTTTATTAATAATGCCACTTGTAGAATTAATTGTATTATTGTTAATAGAAATATACTGACAATCGCTAATTCCATTCCAATCCAAAATAATCCCATTTCCTTTTTCAGCTTTACTAATATCTCCACATTTATTTGTATCACTAATAATATTATCTGAGACAATGCAATATTTACTTCCTGCTAATATTGCTATTCCATTTGATTGTGCAGATATTATTTTATTTCCTGTACATGTTATGCCATTAGAATTAAATAGACATATACTGCCTAAATTACCAACTCCAACTGTTGATTCTTGTACCGTGTTTTCTTCTACTATATTATTATCGGATTCCCATATTTCAATTTGGTGAAACCTATTATTTTTACAAGTATTATTAATAATGGAATTTCCTCTAGTTACTTTTTCATTCATTCCATATATTGTAATTCCTTCCTGCCCATTTTCTTCACATAAATTATATTGTGCAATTGAATTTATTACACCCTTACCAGTTATAGAATTGCAACCAAAAATTATTCCTTGACCTCCAGAACGACTACAAGTATTATTTCTAACAATAATCCTCATTCCACTTAAACAATATATATGTCCACCTATTTGCTCGATTTCAAACCCACCGAAAACAGAGGGATTGCTAAAATTATTATATTTAATTGAAATATCTGAACTATCTGCATCAATTAAAACTCCATATTTCTTTATTTCCCAAAAGAAACTATTACTAATTGAAATATTTGAACATCCAAAAATATTGATAGCTGAAAAAGATATATTGTTCTTGAAATTACACCAATAAATCGTTACTAAATTTTGCTTATAAATTTTTATAGCAGTATTACAATTCTGAAATCCAATACCACTAAATGTTGTATTATTATATGTGTTAAATAAAGTATTATTACCAGTACCGATAAATATCACGTCTGATTGAGCTTCTATTTTTATACCTTCCTTAAGATTAATAGTACCATTAATCTTATATTTTCCTGATGGTATTCTTAAATCACTCCCAAGAGGGAATGAGTCAAGTAAATTTTGAAATTGTTGGGTATTATCTATTACTCCTGTGTTGTCTAAATTATATTTTAAAGCGTCTATTATTATCATTTATGTGAAAGCCTCCTTATAGGTTGACGATTATATTGTTATTGTATATATAATAAAAAAGATTAAGTAAACTAATTTTATTTACTTAATCTCATATATTCATTTAACTTTTGTATTTTATCAGAATACTCATTCTGAATTATGCTAAATTCCATCCATTCATTCAAGTTACGATTCTTTTTACTAGAACGGCAGGAGGGGCAAATTGGAATAACATTACCATAATATAATCCTTTTCCTCTTGAAAAACTTGTAATATATCCTATGTAGCTTTCAGTATTGTCACAGAAAGCACACCCATCAAAATAATCTAAAATATCATCCCATTGTTCAAGAGTTAAATCAAATTGTAACCCTAACTTTTTACATTTAAGTTTATGCCTTTGTAACATCAATTCTGTTTTAGTTTTTATTATTTTAACTCTTATTTTCCTTGGGGGCTTAATTTCTTTACTCCTAGAAATTTTCTTACATTGTTTTACGAGTTCCTTATTTTCTTTAACATATATTTTTCTCTTCTGTTTTATTACATCTTTATTTTCTAGGTAATATTTTTTCTTCTTTTGTATTTCTGCAAATCCATACATTCCCAATCACCTCAAAATAATTATAACATTTAAATAAAAGAAAATCCACATAAAATAAAAACATTCAATATATGTTATATTATAAGGAGTGCGATTATGAATTGTGGAT